AGGCTGGCGCTCTCGCCCAAGCTGCCGAGATGGCGGGGTGTGTTTGATGGCCCGTCGTAAGATTTGGAAAAAGGGTAAGGTGTTTACTAAAGGGCGCAAGAAAGTGCGCTACATTTACCCGAATGGTAAGAAGAAAGGTCGCAAGTTGGTGAGCGCTTCGAAGAGGCGTTGAGATGTCTCATCCATCGCCGCATATCCCTTGGTGGGTGAAGTCTGGTGCCGCTTGGGCAGCCACTCATCCTGCAGAGGCCCTGGTGCTGGCCTATGCTGCGCGGTACGCGCCTGTCCCCACTGCCAGAATTGCTTGGGCTGTTGGGGCTGAGACGGCCACGTATCTTGGCCGCTTGGGTCCTCGAGTAGGCATGATTGCCTTCGAGAGTTCTGCTATTGTCAGAGGTGCTGTCACGGTCGGCAAGTTTGGTGGCGCCGTTGCAGCTGGTTATCTGATCGGTGCTACTGCTGGCTCCGTTATCAGTTATGCTGTGTGGGGCGAGGAAGGCGCCCGAGATGCAATGGATCTCTACACAGGTCAGGTCGGAGTTCACGAGTATGTTGATGTCGTGTCCTCGGCGTTCAGACGTTAACTCCAGGGAATGGTCCCGCCCTGGTCGTTGACCAACCTGGGCCGTCTTCCTCGGTTGTTCGGCGAAGACCACCGTAGGTGGGCGGTGTGAAACAGCGCCGGGTGGCTTGTTAATGGGTTGGCGTATTATTACCCAACCCATTATGGGGGTTAACAAACGCTAGACGAACGCGGTGAAACCCATGTTAACCCACCTAATGTTTAACTACCTAGTGGGTGCCGAAGATGTTCATGGCTGGACAGAGAAGGCACTATTTGCACACCGTGCACAAGAAGCATATCGCTAGTGAAGATATGGCTGACAACGAGTTTATCGCTCTGGTAAGAGTGCTCGTTGAGGGGCTTGAAGAAGACAAGCGCATCCGCTATTTTTGCGGTCAGATCGAGAAGTGTCCAGATTCTGGACGACTTCATGCTCAGATGTATACTGAGTGGAAGAGTTCTCGCCGGATAACGGAAGTGATCAAGGCGATTCCTAGTCATGTGGAGAACCGTAAGGGAACCAGGACGGAGGCTCGTGACTACTGTCGTAAGCCAGAGTCCCGAGTGATCGCACTAGGGGAGTTTGGAGAGTGGCGACCGGAGAGTCAGGCCGTGGTGCGGCCGGCTCAGAAAGAGATCGCCCTCGACTGTTTGGTTAAGTTTGGGATGTCTCCAGAGCAGATTGCTCTCGAGCATCCTCACGTTTATTTCACACATCACTTTGCGATAGACAAGCTCTACGCAATGAGAGGAGGCGGTTTCTAATGCCGTGTGAGTGTGATCGCCCTTCACCAGTTGGTGTGGGCGGGTGGCTTTGCCGCAGGTGCGGGAAGCCAACAGTGATTTCTTTGAAATCTGAAGAAGAATGACTATAGTGTGCAATTTGCACCACTTGAGGTATGCAGAATGCCCAGAGGCAGTTATGGTTCAATCTACCTTACAATTTAGGTGGTGGATTCATTGACCTTGCTCAGTGTCTGAGCCAGGTTAACCGTAGGTTGTATTCGCAGAATAAGACGTATTACGTCGGTGGCTTCCAGTTCATTCCTAATGTGGCTTGGAGCGCTGGGGCGGTGTCCAGTGTGGACATCGACGTTGTAGGGAATACTTGGACCTCCGAGAATGCCCACAAGAAAGCATTTGCCTTGTGGAAGAAAATGAATCGTCAGACCGATGTCGATCAGGGGACCTGGTCGGATTTCAAGGTCTTCTATGATGCTGCGCACTATCTAGGGTGCGGTAATCCTTATGCTACTAATCTCCAGCCGCTTGATGGCGCTCAAGCGGTGTTCTCGAGCACTGGTGCCGAGTGGGATTATTCCAAGTTCGTTTCGCCGACTGCAGCTGCAGGCGTCGCGACGACTGATACATCACACATGCTTGGTGATGATTCTGCTGGGGCTAACCCTGCGTTGAGCACTGATGGCAGTCATGCCATCATTCAGGGTTATGCGGATACCAGGACAACTGTTCAGGAGTTCGATCCTGCTGTGCCTGGTGATGCGTCAACAAACTGGATGACGAATCTCTTTGACGATGGTGACACTATGGGTGATCTCGTCAATGTTCAAGAAAATGATAATGACCAGCCCCCGTATGGGAGGGCGCTTGATGCGGCCGGTGGCGACAATCCGATCTATGTCGGTGGGTCTGAGTCTGGTGCAGGCGGGCAGTTGCTTACCCGTATGCGGATTACCTCTGCTGGAGATACTGGGGTAGGACCAGGAGGCGAGGTTCTCGCCGGTCTCCTCAAGGTTAGTTTTGCAGGTGCTGACTCTGGTGAGTCTGGCCTGCTTGGTGTTACTCTACTCCCTGGTAATTACAAGGGAGTTGCAGCGGTGGAATTGTCATGAGTGAAATTCCGATATCCGGTAAGGACGTGGTTCCCCTGGCTAAGGGTGCTCAGATCCTTCAGTTGGTGAAGGATAACCAGTTGATCACTGCAGTGATCGTATTCATTCTCTGGCAGGCTGGCGCTCTCGCCCAAGCTGCCGAGATGGCGGGGTGTGTTTGATGGCCCGTCGTAAGATTTGGAAAAAGGGT